TATCTCTAAAAACATAGAGGTCTACGAAGCCGTGCTTGATGATCACCGGAACGGGGTTGTCAAACTCAGCAAGAAAGACCACGAAATCTACGCTCGGAAGTTGAAGTCTCATCGTGAGACCGTGGAGCGTACTAACGCCAAGCTGAAAGGAGTGGCATGAGGTTACGAGACTGGGGCAGACGGACGACTCCCGAGGAGTTTCCGTTGCAGTATAGGGCGCAGTTTCATGCGGAGTCGGTGTTCGAGTGCAAGGACCCGCAGACTGGCTATCATGGTTTGACTTTTGTGCGGAGAAGGGGGCCGTACAATTTTGATTTCCTCTCCCCTCGCAACAATTACATCACTGTCACTTTCGTGACGGACAAGCCCAACAGTGGTGTGATTGATTATGTGCGGATCAAGACACGGTGGCGGAGTTGCCTCGTGGATGTGCGACCAGTCACGATGACTGCGACCAAGCGTCCCGGGACAAGGTATCGGTTTGATTCCAACACCGTGGAGATCCCGGTTTGTTACTATAAGATTATGGACTTTTACGAGTCTGAATCTAAAGACGATGCCGACGCTATTAGGCATTGGAATACTCCCCCTTTTGACAGTCTAAAATCATGGAAACGACTAGCGCAAATAAGTCAATCGGCCTGAGTTATTCCAGGGCAAACGAGCATTGCGGTAAGCGTATTTACTACAATGACGTTGTTAAAATGCCCAGGACCTACAACTATTACTCCGCCAGTGGAACGCTGATGGAAGAGATGGTTGCGAGTCAACTCAGACCCATGATTGATGGGAGCCCGAAGGTTCCGATGAAACAGGCAGGACTGAAGGCCATTGATGATATGATCTCAATGTTACCGAAGGACGACCTGCAACAGGTTATGGATGAACTGGACGCATCGGTTACTGGAGCGGAGAGATACCTGGATACGGTTGACTATACTCCGCTCGTGCTTCAGCAGAAGGGAGTGTTGCGATTTGCGAGTATGGCTCGAGAGACGAAGCTTGTCATCGACATGCTGATGAATCGTGGTGGAGAGGATGTGATCGTTGACTTCAAGCGTAAGCCCAAGAAGCTCAGCGATTATAAAATTTCTCAACAGGACTGGAGATACCAACTTGCATTGTATGCGGTCTGGTTTATGCGAACCCGGTTGACACGCGAGATCCCAAGGTGTGAGATCCATGTGTTATTGCCGGGATCGGCACCCCAGATTGTACCCATCAACGTCAATGCAGAAGATATTTTCATCACGGTCAACCGTCTTCAGGATTTGTCTTGGAGGCTTGACCATTCTTATTTTCCTTTAGACCGCAACCATCCATTGTGTTCTCAGAAATGGTGTCAGTATTATGTGCGCTGTCACCATGACTATTTCACTGGACCGGATGCTATCCTCGATGCAATCAGCGATGTCAGATAAAATCACTATCAGCATACCACAGGACAAGCTTCGTGATGTGCAACAAGTGGTAAATAAACAAGTTCTGAAGAGGCACCGCATTATTCATGCGTACCCTGACACGCAGTTTATTTTCTACGACGACATCGATGATGCGCTAATAGGTGTGGTGACACGGTTCGGTCAAGAACCGATCATTTGCTACGACTATTACCGTTGCTTGGCTATATACCAAGAGAGGGACGGAATATCCCACGAAGAGGCCGTGGAACATTTCGAGTTCAACGTCATAGGGGGTTACGTTGGTCCAAATACCCCCTGTTTTCTCCAGAAAGATGGATCTGAATGGATGAATTACTAACTGATCTCAGAGCCGCGAGGTCCTACCTGAAACTAGCTGAGTCAAATCTTGAACGTGATAATTTCAGAGAGTCATTGGAGTGGGTCCAGAACGCCCTGGAACTGACTGAACAATTGATAAGGCAGTATGAGCAGGAACGTAAGCATTTGGAATAAATCATACTGGGGTGAGAAGGCTGTCGATGCAAGGCGCAGAGACAGAAAGATCGTGGCCCGGTTTACAGAGCTCGGATACAACCGTGACGATAACGGAAACTTCTGGTGCTTTGATCACGACCACGGCCATGGCACGGTCTGGTGGTTAGCAAACAACAATAAGAGGGCAGACCACCTCTATTGTTTAGCATGTGGTAATCGTTGGTACCTGGATGATATTGATGCAGGTATCAAGCGGTGGAAACAACGCTCAAAAGTAATTCAGATGAATGACTGGGGAAGCGTAAATTTAGATGATCTCTTGATAGGAGACTAAATGTTAGATGGTGTTAGAACCAAGGCGAAGGACAGGCCTAGTAAAAGTGTCCTCTTTGGGGAGCCAGGGTCTGGTAAGACGACCACTGCTTGCTCCCTGCCTCAAACCGTGATGATTAACACGGACAACGGGGCTGAAGAAGTTCTCGCTAAAAACGAGGACCTGTGGGTGTTTGATGCTATTCCTGTGGAGCCGAGTAATACGGAGAAGGAACCGCACAAACATAATGCTGAGAGCTTTGACTCGATAGTTAATTTTCTCAGGAAGTTGTACACCGAGAAACACGACCGGAAGTATCTTGTGATAGATGCTGCTGATGCCGTGGAGCGTCTCGCGATTTCGTCCGTGTGCCATGAGCATAAGGAGTGGATTCTGGAGACCGTCGGTGGTGGATACGGCAAGGGTACGTCATACTTGCGTGGTCGGATGTGGCAGTTGTGGTCAGCCATAACTAAGTTGTCCGAAGACAAGGGTATCACGCCCATCATTGTCTGCCACTCCAAGATTGTCAGGATCGACAAGCCCCACCTGGAGCCATACGATTCTAACTCGCTGAAGTTAAACAAGAATGTGTCTGCCGACCTGCAAGAGTGGGCGGATTCAGTTTTATTCTTGGCTCCTTTCACCAAGGTGGTGACGAGGACTGGGGACTTCGGTAAGCAGGACAAGCGTGGAGTCAAGACTGACGACCGTGTCTTGTACACTTCAGCCACCATGGGTGTGGAGTGTAAGAACCGTTACAGTTTGCCATCGGAAATCCGACCGGCTGACATGGAGACGTACTTCCGCCTGGTGCAGGAGTCTCGTGTCCAGAACAAAAAACCTGCCACAAAGGAGACTGAATGATGCAGGAAATAGTACAGGAGCATAGCACTTCCTTCGTTATCGACAACGTAGAGGAAGTCGCCACGGAATCTGGAATCCGTGAGAAGAAAAAGGTTCCAGCAGGGACATACGATGTCCAGGTACAGTTGATCCGTCCCAATGTCTATCCAGACAAGAAGGGTTTCAAACAGCAAATGCTGCCCCTTGAGATACTCGATGGTGAGTATGAAGGGGACTGGATCACCCTTTATCTCTGGCTTAACAACCAGGATTCCGTCGATGGTAAGAAACGCGATGGAGTGAGTCGTTCCAAGGTGGCAAAGATTGCCAAGGCTCTGGGCATTACCCAGATGAAAGACTTCCACGACATAGCCGGGAAGTTTGTCACCGTCGAGTACGGTCCTAACGCTCGTGGTTACAACGAAATCTTGGACGTTGTACCAATGGGTCAAGCCAAGTCAGCGGAACCAACGAGTGAGCCCAATGGGAAGTCAGACGACATCCCATTCTAGCAGAGCCAACAGTTGGAAGGGTGCTGTCTGTGAACGCAGGGTCGAGGTTGAGTTTGCGAAGTACGGATATAGCACCTTTATTCCGGCCTGGGGTCAGCAACCGATCCAAGATTTAGTTGCGATCCGAGATGGTGATGTTAGACTTATCCAGGTTAAGAAAGCCAGGAGAAAGATTGACAAGCGTGGACCGGATGGTTTCCGTCAGGACTGCATTATAGTTACTTTTCTCAGTGGCAACTCTGGTGGTGGTGGAACAGCCAACTACAAGTATAAACGTAGTGCTTATGAACGGAACAAGGAAAATTATTTCCGCACCAAGAACGAGTTCAATACTCTGGCTGTGGTGTGGGATGATCAGGTAGCCTTGTTTGATGATTCCAGGATATGGGAGAACGGTTCATTGTATTTGTCCATCAACCCAGAGGTTTGTAAGAGTCTTCCTTTTCACAAGTATGTAGAACCATCATGGCTAACAGGTGAGGATCAAACTCCCGTGGCCACCGAGTCTCAACTCTCAGTGGCGGTCTGACTGGCGGGGGTGGACCTACGTTACTAAGGAGACACGATTATTTCGGGAGGCGGTTAAGCGACTGTTTCCCGAACCTGGATTACTGTTTCAAGATGAAGACAAAATACGGATCACAATTTTATTACACGCTAAAACACGGCGTAAATTTGATGTTGATAACAGAATCAAACCAATTCTCGATGCCCTACAAGGTTTTGTGTACAGTGACGACTTTCAAGTCGATGATGTTAGGGCAATCAGAAGAGGAATTGATCCTGGAAAACAAGGATATGCTAACGTAATCATTGAAAAGATTGGGGGTAAAGAATGCAAGGTGCAGAAGCGGTCTACGAATACAAAGACGCTAACGGCAGGAACCTCTACCAAGTCATCCGATTCCCGGGAAAGGAATTCAGAAGACTGAGGAAGGGGACAAATGGTGAGGAGATATGGAACTGGGATGGTGTTCAACAGGTTCCCTACCGACTAGATTTAATTCACGACAAGCCTGCGGTTATCTTCGTCGAGGGTGAGAAGGACGTTGATAATCTCATCACCAAGGTGGGCCTGCCTGCCACATGTATAGCGGGTGGTGCTAAGGCCTTGAAGCCTCTGCTCAAGAGGCAACCTGATTTCATCCAGAAATATTTTAGTGGGTTCAAGAATGTCTGGGTTGTGCCGGATTATGATGAGCCCGGGCGTGAGTTTGCTGAAGAGATGGCTAAGAATCTCCACGGCACCACGCATGTAAAGATACTGGATTCTGAGAAGCTTTACACCACGTTTCTGGAAGAGGATGTGAAGCATGGGGCTGACTTGTCGGATGTTATCGAGAAGAGAGTCAAGATCGGGATAGACAAGGACGGTCTTTCTTCCGAGATGTTCAGTGCGCTCGAGGGTTTCTCTTCTGACTATGAACCCGACGAAGTAGATGGTTGGTGGGAAGAGCTCGAGAAAAGCAAGATAGACTTCGACAGGCCACCACAGGTAGACACCAATGACCTGCATGATACGTTCAATGGGATCATCTCAGGGCTGAGGTCTGTCAGCAAAAGCGGCAACGAATACAATGCTATTTGTCCCGCTCACGATGACAGAAGATCGTCCCTCAGTCTAGCCATGGAGGGTGGCAAGATTCTCATGACCTGTCATGCAGGTTGCTCTGTCGAGTCAATATGTTCTGCGCTGTCTCCACCAGTCAAGATGTACCAGTTGTTTGCGAGCAGGTCCACCGCATTGAAGGAGAGACAGAGGACTGAGATTCCAGGACCACGGCCCGGTGAACTGGAGCAATTGTGCAAGAGCATCCTAAAGGCCGAGGAGCCTGATGAGGTTGACGACTCTCATCTCCCACCTATACTGCGCGAATACATCCAGGATACAAGCAGGCTGACTGAGGCAAGCGGGATCATTATCGGTGCGACCGCATTGACTGCCCTTGGTGCCCAGGCGGGATTAAACCTCACCGTCACAACGCCCACCTATTTTGTTCCTCTCTACGGTAATCTCTGGTGTCTGTCAATCAGCGAGTCTGGTAGCTACAAGACCACCGCATTGAATGTTGGAGCGCAGAGACTGCGAGAGCGAGAGGGAAGCCTGCTCACGCAAATATCGTATGCTCGGGCTGAATTAAAGATCATGCAGGATGGTGATGCCTATGCTGATGATGATCCTGAGATCGTCGAGAAGATAGAATTTATTGATCGGGTCAATAGTCAACGTAGAATCATGCCCGGGAAAGCATCCTGGGAAGCCTGCATTGACCGACTAGAGTCAACGGGTGGTGGTGTCTGGTTGCTATCTGAGTTCGGTGCATGGTTGGCAGGGCTCGACACCAGTCACAACAAAGGATTTCGGCAGCATATTACCGAGCTATATGATGTCCCGGAATACTTTGAGGATGTGACGAGAGGCAAGGGGTCCAAGATAATCTATCGACCTCATGTTTGTATATCTGGGGTATCGACCGTGGAGTTTTTGCAGGGGATGATCGGCAAAGACGACGCGGGATCAGGGTTCCTGGCCAGGTTCCTGTTGTTCAGGCCACCACCCAAGGATGTGATACCACCTGCGCTCCCGAAGATACAGACCAAGATCCAGGATCTGAATTCATACTATCTTCTCAGCGAGATATACCATCAGCTTGACGAGATGACGGTGCCGTTGGAGTACGAGTTTTCACCGGAAGCGGAGAGGGCTTTTACCCACTACCACGACTCACTCTTCAAGCGATTGCAGTCAGAATCTATCAAGGAACAGAAGATCCTAGATCCATTTGTCAAGCGGTGGAGTCCGGGTGTTATAAAGGTTGGATTGTTATCTCAATTCTTGATAGATTCTAATACTTCACTTCTCAGCGAAGCGGCTATCATGTCTGGTGTCAGCATGTGCCTTTATGCTGAACAATGTACTCGGTTCTTGTTCAACCGGGAACTGGGTGAGTCTGATCATCAAACAAAACAACGTAGGGTTGTCGAGTATATTGCCAATAGACAAGGCAAGATACCACGGCAGAGTCTACTCGTGAGCAGGGTCCTTGATGGGGGTGTCAAGGAGTACAATTATATCCTGGAGAGCCTTGAGGAATCGGGAATTCTTGTAGTTACCAAGACCGAGGGCAAGGTTACAAAGGGATCGGAAGTCTTTTTAACTTCAACACTAAAGGAGACAAGTGTCCAACATCCGAATACGGTTAATTGATATTCATCAGGTGGATGCACTTGATGATGCCATTGATTTTATTTTAACGTCGAAGCCGATTCCGCAAGGAATGTCGGTGGAGCATCTCAGTCAAATTCAAGAACAACTAAATACAATACAGGAGAAGTACGATGCCGCAGAAGAAAGAAAACGTAAAGCTGCCTACAGAATACCAAAGCTTCATACATCTGTCCCGGTACAGCCGTTGGAATTATAAGGCAAAAAGAAGAGAAACTTGGAGAGAGACTGTAGACAGGTACTTTGATTT